TTGAAGATGTCAAAAATGCACAAAGAGCAATTCTATCTGATTTAGGAGCTAGTGTAAGAGAAGCCACGGATTTGAGTTTAAGTTTTGCTCGAACGGCAGCTGCAACAGGTCAATCTTCAGAAGATTTAGCAAAGACATTATCTGTTATGGAGTCTATGTCTGATTTGAGTAGAGAGATTTTACTTAATCAAATAAGAACAAACGCAGCAATGATTGAAGCAGCAGGTGTAGCACCAGCACTTGTGATGAGAGACATAGCACAGAACGCAGAGTTCTTTGCAAAATTTGCTAGGGATGGTGGACAAAACATTATAGACGCTGGTGTAGCAGCTAGAAAACTTGGTCTTGAATTAAGTGCAGTAAATTCAATATCAGAGTCATTATTAGATTTTGAAACAAGTATTGAAAAACAATTAGAAGCTTCATTACTTATTGGGAGACAATTAAATCTTGACAGAGCTCGTCAGTTAGCTTTAGCTGGTGACCAAGAGGGTGTTGTCGAAGAGATAAGAAGACAAGTAGGTGGTGAAGCAGAATTCAACAGATTAAATGTAATCGCTAGACAAAAATTAGCAGATGCAGTAGGAGTAAATGTTGAACAATTATCACGGATTGTGAGAAATAATACAGCAGCATCAGTAGGAGCAGCTGCTGGAGCAGCAGGTGATAGTGGATTAGGTAGTAAAGTTGACGAGACAAATTCT